CCTTATAGGTAATATGTTTATGCTAGGTGCTAATGGTCTTGTTCCTGGATATAACTCTGGTAAAAAAGCTATTCAACAAACTGCAGCACGACTAGCTGGTAAGAATAACAAAGAGCTTGCAGAAACTGCAGGTCGTTATGCAGAACTTGGTATTACTGATAGTGGTATTGGTGTTAACCTTATTCGCCGTAACCTTAATGCAGTTTTAAAAGGTGGTAAGACTGAAGACTGGTTTGAAAAAACTGCTTTAACTCGTGGCACTAAAAACTTCAATACGTTTATGACAAACTTGTATCAAGCCGAAGATGACTTGTTTAAAATTATACACTTTGAAAAAACAAAAGACTATATGCGTAAAGCTTTTCCCGATAAACCTATTGCTGAAATCGAAGAGCTTGCCGCACAACGTACACGTGACATGATGCCTAACTATTCTTTGGTTCCTCGTGTAGTTAAAAACTTACGTGGCGCACCAGTGGGTGACTTTATTGCATTCCCTGCAGAGATGATTCGTACAACAAAGAACCTTGTTACATACACACTAGATGATCTAGCTAGTGGTAACGCTGAACTACGTAAACAAGCCGCTAAAAGATTAGCAGGTATGACTGCTATTGGTTTAGGTGGTGATGTATTGTCATCTCATTCAAGGCAGATGTTTGGTATTACAGATGATCAAGAAGAATCTATTGATGGTATTGTTCCCTCATATGAACAGTTTCAAAATAGAATATACACAAGCGGTATTAATAAAGACAAGCGTGGTAATGTTGGTGTCAACTATGTAAACCTTGGTCCTCTTGATCCATATGCATATTTAAAGACAGGTGCTAAAGCTGCACATAAAATGATTGCTGATGGTGGTTTAAACGAACAAGAGCTAGAAGGCATAGCCATTGGTATGTTTGATAATCAACTTGGTCCGTTCATGGAACCATCAATGATTACAAAAGCTTTATTTGATTTGGCTAATGGTCGTAACTATCAGAACGAACCTACTACAATGGGTAAAATTCAAAAGGCTGCATCAATTGCTATTGATCCTTTCAAGCCCGGTGTATTAAACTTCCTAGAAAAACGTAGGAACTATGAACAAACAAAGGCTGGCTCAAGTAAAATTATTTCACCTTTCTTTGGTGACTTTGGTGAAGGTAAGAATTTACCAGAGGGTGTCACGCCTTCAAGCTTTACAATCTCTGGATATGACCAGACATTTGGTGGTGACGTAGGATTACCTGCATTCTTTGGTGTTCGTAATCAGCGTTTAGATATGACTGCAGGTTTGAAATATGCTTTAGATCCTAGCTTACGTAAGATTAAGGGAGCAGATACAGGATTTATTAGAACTATATCAGATCCAACATTGTATAGTGAAGCAGATTCTGATACAATATTTGATGCATATAAAAATAGTCAGCTTCAAAGACTTGCAGGTTTTCAAGAACTAAAAGCATTGACAGATAACTATCGTGCTTTATTTGGTGAAGACTATGCAAGAGAAATGGTCAAAGGTTTGAAGCTTCGTGGTAAGAAAACAATATCAGATGATGTTTGGAAAAACTTAAACCTAGCCGCAAGCAATTATTATACGCCTACATATCCTAGCTTTGGTATATCACAAAGACGTACTAATGTTCCTATACCTAGAGACAGAATTTTAAAGCTATACCAAGCTTTACAAGGAAACAGAATAGAGGAAGAATAAAATGGCAGACACATTTCAATCTGCGTTAGCTCAACAAGGTACTACGCCAGCGCAACAGCAAGGTAAAGATCAAAGAAGCACTGCAGACAAAGCCAAGTCAGGTTTGCAGGGGTTATCTGCATTTAATACAGCAACTGGTTTGATGGGAAATGCTTTGATTGGTGGGGTTCCTGGCATGGCTTTAGGTTTAGCTAATGCATTTGTTAATCCTCAATCAATTACTGGTCCTTTTAATGCAGGAATAGCTGCTTTAAATAATATTGCTAATAGAATATCTAATGCTTTTAACGATGGCACAGGTGCATATAAAGGTCCATCAACCTTTGAGGGTGGTCCTTCTATTGGTGGTACTGGTGGTTTTGATATGACTGTAACTGGACCTGCTCCAACATCTGGTCCATCAGCTAACTTTGCAGATGCTATGGCAAATGTTTCTGGTTTAGTTTCACAAGCTGTAGCAGATTCTACAAGAGGAGATGGCGCATCTTCAGGCGGCGGTGACTATGGGGGTGGGCAAGAAGCAAGAGGTGTTGCAATGGGCGGTTTAGTGGCACCACGTGGTACAGGTGGCTTACAAGATTTAATGAGGGGCTACATTTAATGTCAGCCATAACGGTGTTAGAATGGAAGATATTACCAAGGTTCATGATGTTTGTTATGACACTAATGAGTTGGCGAGTAGTCGAGTGGTTTATGACCTTACCAGATCCTACTGCAGCACAGGCTGGTTTAGTATCTGTGGTAACTGGCGCAATGACAGGAGCCTTTGCCGTGTGGATGAACCACGAAGGTAAGCATCCTCACCAGTCTAACCATCGTATTACAGAGACACGAAAATGAAATACAATCGTTCACATTTTTTAGATAAGCTAATTGAGCATGAAGGTATGGTGCTTACAGTTTATCAGGATACATTGGGTATTGATACCATTGGCATAGGCAGGAACTTAAAAGACCGTGGTATCAGTAAAGAGGAGCTAGATTACCTTGACATCCCAAGTATGGAGGTGGTCTATGAACATGGAATATCAGAAGCTGATGCAAGGTATCTAGCCCTCAATGATATTGCAATAGTAGAGAATGAGCTATGTCGTGTGCATTCATGCGTAGAAGACTTGGATGGTGTACGTCAACTTGTATTGATGGACATGGCGTTTAACATGGGAGTACCACGCCTATGTAAATTTAAGAAAATGTGGAATGCTATACATGAACAAAGTTGGGAAGCTGCATCTAGGGAAATGTTAGATTCTAGATGGGCTAGGCAGGTAGGACGCAGAGCTACAATTTTGTCAGATGCTATGGCAAAGGGAGAATTTTAATGGCTAGTGAAAAAGGATATACTTTAAAGACTGTGAATGGTAAAGTATATAAGATATACGCTAATGGTACTAGAGAATATCTAGGACCTGCTGCACCTAAACAAACAAAGAAAGGTGAAAGCATAGCTTCGCAGATTGGTTTTAAAAAAGGTGGTCGCATAAAATGTAGCCATAATAGGTTGTACTAATGTTACCCTATAATCAAGAAGAATGGGAGTGGTTAAATGGGTACACCTAGTTCAATGACACGCACTGGTAAGCATGAGCCGTGGGAACTACAAGTTTCTCGTGGTCAAATACCTTTTCACGAAACATTATTTAAGTTTGGATATAATGCTGCTGTGTCTGCTACATATGAAACAATATGGACAGGTGGCGGTGTTTACTCATATCCTACATCTGCTGCACCACTACACGTTAATAGCACGGCGGCTGGTGATACCTCAACTCGTATTAAAGTTATTGGTCTTGATGCAGATTATAATGAAATTGAGGCAAAGGTAACAATTAATGGTGCAACATCTGTAACTACAACAGATTCATTTCTTCGTGTTTATCGTGCTTATGTGTCGGCTAATGAACCATCAGGTACAATTAACATCTATCATAGTGGTACTTTGTCTGCACAGATTGTGTCTGCTACAAATCAAACATTGATGGCTGTATACACAGTACCTGCTGGATATACTTTGTATATAGGACGTGGTTCTATTTCTTCTGGTACAGAAAATGCTAACAAATATGTAACAGGTGATTTAAAAGTACGTCCATATGGTGGTGTATTTCAAACAAAAGCACGTGTAAATATGCAAAGCCAACGTGTAGATTTTGATTGGGAATATCCAATTGCTGTGCCAGAAAAGGCAGACATTGAAGCACGTGCAAAATCAAGTAGTGGTGACCAAGCTGTAGCGGCAACCTTTGAAGGCGTTCTTATTAAAAATGAAATACCAACTAGCTAATGTTTGGACAAGTATTACAAGTAACAGGAGAAGCTTATGTTAAACCTTCTGATAGGCCCAATTGCAGACTTAGCAGGTACTTGGCTAAAAGGTTCTGTAGAAAAGAGCAAGGCCAAGACAGAGGCAAAGGTAGCACAAGCAAAAGCTGAAGCTACCATCATGCAGAAGAAAGCCACTGGTGAGATTGATTGGGATCTCAAGATGGCTGATGCATCTGCATCTAGTTGGAAAGATGAATGGTTAACAATTATATTTTCAGTACCGCTTATACTAGCATTCTGTGGTGACTGGGGAAGGGAAGTCGTAGATGCTGGATTTGCTGCTCTTATGGGTATGCCTGAATGGTATCAGTATACTTTAGGTGTCATCGTTGCTGCCAGCTTCGGTGTCCGTAGTGCTAGTAAATTCTTCGGGAAACGCTAGTTCATACAAAGCAAAAGACTTGTCTACACCTAACACTTTTAAAGCCTGAACTATTTCATTCTCCAACGTCTCTGCATCTGCATTGACTTCCTCTGAATTGTTTCCTCTTACACGAGCAAGTAACTCAAGAGCTTTGAGAGCAGTATTGCCATTGCCAGCGTTACGAGCCACTTCATATTGCTTCTCGATTTCTGATATGACATCGACATCTGTTTGGATTTCATTCGTAAGTTCTTCGATACGTTCTTGTATCTTGTCATCTTGTAACAGTCGATAGCCTTGGTTGTGAGATGATGTCTCGCTATACCCTGCAGCTTGTGCCGCCTTTGTAGCATTTCGATGCAGGATATAGGCTTGACAAAATCGTTCTTGCTTCTCATTAAGCTGCGACATTTAGCAACTCTGTGTAGTATTTTTCCTGTCCACGTTTAGACTGCTTCCACACTGCGGCGGCGAGTGTACCTTCACCAAAGAAGTTAATACCCATATCCATATCCACATTATCAAACAGCTTCTCACAGTCTTGAGCCATGGCAAGTAACTCACCAGTAGTCCAGAACTTTGTACCACCTGTCTCGACTTGCATGTACTTTGGTTTATTCTTTTCTGTATCTGTTGTTTCTGTTTTCATTTCCTCTGTCATGTTTGGAATAGAACAATCAAAGCCAAACAGATCAAAGTTTCTAAAGCCTAGTGTGTGTGCAATAGCAATAGTTCTCATAGCCGCACAAGTACCGCCAGTAATAAGTGTAGAGCCTTCGTCAATGCCTGTAGCTTTGTCCACTACAATCTTATCCTTTACATTCATATCACGTAGTGCATCTGAATAAGCTTGCCAACCTTTTATATTAGCACCTTGCTCAAGCAAGTACTTGGTAACAGATGGATCAGTCATAGAAGCAACAAGCATAATAGTTTCCTTGTCAACTTTCTTAAACAAATCTTTACGTACTACACCATGTGTACTTATGCCATCAATAGGACGTGGATCAAGGATAACACAAGCAAATGGTTGTATGCCTTGCTCAAGTAGCTTTGGATAGCTATGCTTAACACAGAATACTTTACCATCTGTTTCTGCTATGCGTTGTTTAAGGTCAAACCAATCAACACTGTCACCACCTGAAACAATAATTGCAGTTTCATTATTGATCTTGCTTGTCTTGATCCAGTCAAAATCCTTAATGAGTTTCTTGTTCTCAACTACATTGTTAATGATTTCTTCTTTTGGCCTAGAATCTTTAGGGGTGACAACAATAGGTACACGTGTAAGTTCTTCTGGTATCTTTGGTGTACCTTCTTTCATTGCTACAAAACAAAGATGTGTAATACCACCACCAACTACTGGATCAGAAGAAGGTAATACAACCTTTCCATATGCCTCAATCTCTTTCATGAGTTTGTTAACACCAAGGCTGTCTCTTATACACATCTGACGCTGCCGACGACTCCTTACGTGTA